GAAAGAAGAAGAAACCTCTTTACGATAAGGTTAAGATGAATGGCAGTTAATGCGGCTGGTAATTATACCAAACCAAAAATGCGTAAGGCTTTATTCACCTCAATCAAGAACCGAGCAGTTCAGGGTACAGCGGCTGGTAAGTGGTCAGCACGAAAAGCACAGTTACTAGCCAAGACCTATAAATCAAGAGGTGGTGGGTATACTTAATGAAGAGATCACAAAGAAGTCTTAAGGCTTGGGGGGAACAAGATTGGCAAACGAAAAGTGGCAAGAAGTCTTCAGAGACTGGGGAAAGGTATCTACCAAAGAAAGCAATTCAAGCTCTGTCATCAGAAGAGTACGCACGAACAACAGCAGAGAAAAGAAAAGCAAAGAAGAAAGGGAAACAGTTTTCTTCTCAACCAAAACAGATAGCAAAAAAGACAGCACTCTATAGGAGGTTTAGTTGAGCTTTATAAATAATCTCAAACCAGAAGAACATAGAATGTTGAGAAGATTGGTTAAAGAAATACACTTCCAATACTTTGATGAAAAGCATACAAAGTCTTTTGTTACTAACTCGATGCTCGATAGTGTTATAGAAAATATTGGTCCAGAGGTAGCAGAGATTATGATTCGTACTGGAGTACAAAAAGGTTTGCGTTGATAGATTTTAAGTATAAACCTGATGGTGAAACTCTAAAAGAGTTTATGAAGGATTCAAATTTTTTTCGTGGTATCAGAGGTCCAGTTGGTTCTGGCAAATCTGTTGGATGTTGTGTTGAAGTATTCCGAAGAGCATTAGAGCAGAAGCCGAATAAAGATAAGATTCGTAGATCTCGATGGGCTGTTATAAGAAACACTAACCCACAACTCCGAACAACAACTATAAAGACTTGGCTTGATTGGTTTCCTGAAGATGATTGGGGTAACTTCCATTGGAGTGTACCTTATACTCACCACATAAAAAAAGGGGATGTCGATCTGGAAGTTTTGTTTTTAGCACTCGACAGACCTGAAGATGTAAAGAAACTTCTTTCTCTTGAACTAACTGGTGTGTGGGTAAACGAAGCAAGAGAGATTCCGAAAAGTATTATTGATGCGTGTACGATGCGTGTTGGTAGATTTCCAAGTATGCGAGATGGTGGACCAAGTTGGTCTGGTGTTATCTGCGATACTAACGCACCAGAAGAAGATCATTGGTGGCCTATCATGGCTGGTGAAGTTCCGATTCCAGATCACATTCCTAGAGAGCAAGCTACTATGTTGGTGAAACCTGATAACTGGTCTTTCTTTACACAACCAGCGGCAATGCAAGAAAAGCTAGATGATAAGGGTGATGTATCTGGTTATGACATGAATAAGAAAGCAGAGAACGCTATAAATATATTGGAGACTTACTATCCAAACTTAATACGAGGAAAGACTAAGAGTTGGATAGATGTGTATGTTATGAACAGACTTGGATTAATTCAAGAAGGTAAACCAGTATATCCTGAGTTTCTCGGTGAAACGCATATTGCTCAAGAAGAAATACCTATTGCTGTAGGTGTTCCTTTGTATATTGGTATTGACTTTGGACTTACACCCTCTGCTGTATTTGCACAGAAAGTTCGAGGTAGATGGTTAGTACAATCAGAGATAGTAGCTATTGATATGGGTATAGTTAGATTTGCAGAACTATTACGACAAGAGATAAGTTCTCGATTCAATGGTCTTGATGTTTACATTTATGGAGATCCCGCTGGTGATTTTAGAGCGCAGACAGATGAATCCACACCATTCCAAATACTAAGAGGTGCTGGATTGAAAGCTGTACCAGCTCCAAGTAATAGTGTTGATCTACGATTAGAATCTGTTTCTGCACAATTAAATAAGTTAGCAGATGGTAAGCCAGCGTTTCTTGTTGACAGAAGATGTCCTCAACTCATCAAAGGTTTTCAAGGTGGGTATTGCTATAGACGTATGCAAGTATCAGGAGAACGATATGATGATAAACCTGATAAGAATATGTACTCACATATACATGATGCTCTTCAATACTTGATGTTAGGAGCTGGTGAGGGTAGAACTCTAATGAATGGACAAAAGCCAGTAAAAGCGTTCAACGCAAGAAAAGGCTTTGATATTTTTTCAAGATCGCCTAATAATAGGAACAAGACCAGTTTTTGGAATAGATTGTAGGAGAATGATATGTGTTTTGGTGGTGGAAGTTCTCGACCTGAACCAGTAAGTGATACTGTTACTCAAGAGCAAAAAGAACAAAAAAAAGAAGAAACTCAGAAAAAAGTAGATCGTAGGCAAGAAGCTCTTGAAAAAGAAGTTACTTCAGATACGCCAGTTAAAACACAACTTACTTATGAGATGGGTGCAAAAGCTGGAACGCCAGTTACTAGAGGTAGAAGAGGAAGAAGAGCTTTATATACAAGTGGCAAAGGTGGTATAGGCTACCGAAATCCACTTATGTTTGGATAATAGAGTATGGTTCATTCTCCTAATTCAATCGACATGAAAGATAATGATAAGCTCCTTTCGGCTTATATGAAGAAATACGAAAAAGCAAAATCAATACGACAACGATGGGAACCTTTATTTAATGAATGTTATGAGTATGCTTTGCCTATGCGTGAAACTTTCTACTCTACCGCAAGAGGTGAAAGAAGAGATGAAAGAATATTTGATGAGACAGCTGTTGTTGGAGTACAAGAGTTTGCGTCAAGATTGCAATCAGGATTAGTTCCGAACTTTGCACGATGGGCTGACTTTACTTCAGGTAGTGAAGTTCCAAAAGAAAGTAGAGATGCGGTTAATAATGATCTTGAAGAAGTAACTGAATATGTTTTTGAAGTAATACAGAACTCAAACTTTGCTCAAGAAGTTCATGAATCATTTATGGATTTAGCAGTAGGTACTGGTGTTCTTCATGTTGCAGAAGGTGATGCTATAAATCCAGTTAAGTTTACTGCTCTTCCTTTACCTCATGTTGTTCTCGATGTTGGCCCAGATGATATGGTCGATCATGTATTTAGAGAAAGAGATATGCCCTTTGGTCATATTCCAATCGTGTATAGAGATATGGAACAAATGCCAAAGTTAGTAAATGCAATCAAAACAAATCCTGATGCAGAAGCAAAGGTTCTTGAAGTTGTGTGTAGAGATTACTCAAAGATAAATGAAGATGCGTATTTATGTTTTGTATTCGAAACAACAACTAAGTGTGTTATTAAGAAAGAACAATTCAAAGGAACTGGTAGTAATCCATTTATATGTTTTCGTTGGAGTAAAGATCCCGGTGCGGTCTATGGGCGAGGTCCACTTGTCAACGCATTGAGTGCGATTAAAACTACCAACCTGACAATAGAACTTGTTTTAGAAAACGCACAGATGGCAATATCTGGTGTGTATCAAATGGATGATGATGGTGTAATTAATCCTGATACAATTAATCTAGTGCCTGGAACTGTTATACCCAAAGCACCAAACTCTGCTGGGTTGCAACCAGTACAAGCGGCTGGATCATTTGATGTAGCCAATTTAATTCTATCTGATATGCGATTGAATATTAAGAGAGCATTGTATAATGATATGCTTGGTAATCCTGACAGAACACCAGCAACAGCTACGGAAATCGCAGAAAGAATGGCTGACTTGAGCCGTCGTATTGGATCTGCTTTTGGAAGATTGCAAGCAGAGCTGGTACAACCAGTCTTACAAAGAGTTGTTCATATTCTAAAGAAACAAAACAGAATAAAAATACCAACACTTAATGGAAGACAAGTTAAAGTTCGCTCGACTTCACCACTATCACAAGCACAAGCTAACGCTGATATAAGTAGTGTTTCAAGATTTTTAGAACTTACACAAGCTCGTTTTGGTCAAGAGCTTACAAATATTCTGATTAACTCAGAAGAAACAGCTACATATTTAGCAAAGAAGTTTGGTGTTCCTGATAATCTTGTAAGAGATTTAGAGGAGAGAAAAGAGATAATTAGAATGGCTCAACAGATGCAACAACAACAAATGCAAATGCAACAACAAGGACAGATGCCGAATGAACAAACTAACTAATAATCCAGCAGTTACTGGATTAGATGGATTCCCAAGTTTTCTCTC